CGCAACCATCGTCTTCGAGCGAAACTCTTCTCGGTGTGATAAGTATCATTGGCATATGTGTCGGTGGTTGCTTTTGGGCTTTGTCACGCCGAAAAGAAAACCGCCGCGCCATGTACGAACAATGGCGCGACGCGCGAATCGATGAGCCCGGCTCAGAGCGTTCGATTCCTGGTTCAATGTGGGTGCGTCTGACTGAAGAGGACGTGCTCCCACCAGTTGAAGTCGAAGCTATGCCGACGCACGAACCGCGCGGAACGCTCAAAATCACCGTGGATGGTATGCAGATGACGCCCAAACAGGCGTTTGATGCACTGCGGGGTACTCGTCCTGGACGCAACATGTTGTATCCGCTGATTATGGCGGCTCCATTGTACGGTCCAGCCAAGACGGAATGTAACCTATTGTTCGCAGCTTATGCTCGAATTCATGCAGAACCAGCAAGTACGGCCAACGAAGAAACTCTCAATCGAAATTGGAGGTTGGTACAGTACCTGTATGATCAGATCATCCCGGAGGGCGTGTTGAAGCCTCACACTATCGCTGAGTGCGCTAGCGCTTGGGCTAAAACGAAAGCCGAGATTTTCTTACATAAGGCAAACGATTTGCAACAAGGTCGTCATCGTGACATAAAAGCAGCGGGAACGTGGTGGTTTTCGCGAAAGGAGCTGAATGTCAAAACGAATGAGACGATTGGACGCAAAATGCCGTATGTGATTAAACCACGATCGATTGTCGTCATGGACGTATTCGATCACGTCCTCAATTCGCCCTGGGCTCGGGCGACTGCGGACGCGATGCACGAAATGTTTTCTGGCCAATGGTATTCTTATTCCGTTGGTTCTGGACCGCATGCGATACGCGTCAGCGTACGCTTGTGGTTCGGTTCAGGATTGACCGGTGCGCAATTGGGTGAAATCGGACGCGCGATAGCGAATGGCGATAATGTCATTGCGGTCGCTGGGGACGATATCATTATGCGCATCGGTTCCAAAATCTTGGAGGGGGACCTCAGTGCGTGTGATCAATCTCACACGCTTCCGTGTATTGTGGCATGTGGAAACATCGATGTGCGCATGGGCACGCCGCGCGAAGTGGTCGATCACTTCACGCAGACGTGTATTCAGCCGTATGTTGCGTCTTATCAACGAATTGTTATTCGTGGAAATCCTGGACCGCAACTTCCAACCGGCAGCGCTCGAACAACGGTGCGAAACACTCAGGCTGTGATGGGTCTATGTTTAGCAATATCTGTACGAATGGATGAAAATCCTCAAGACGTCGCAAACGATCTCGGCTTCAAGCTCAAAGTTCAAATACACGAGCATGTCGAATATGCGACTTTCTTGAAAGGGTTGTTTTTGCCTGATTCTCGTGGTGCGTTGAGCTGGTTCAACTTGCCATCGATGGTCGTCAAAATAGGCAAACTACAGACGCCGCCCCAAAAACTCGGTGGAGTAGCAAAGGCGTCGCGCGCAATG